ATAGTATATGACCATCGAAGAACGCTTCAAGGCCGCCGAGGCCGCTGTCGTCTCCCTCACCGCTGAACGCGACGACCTCCGCAAGACGGTCGAAGCCTCTGTCGTCAACGTCTCCGCCGAACTCGACCAGGCTAAGGTCGAAGCCGCCGCCCAGTCCCAGAAGGTTCAGGAGCTGGAAGCCGCCCTCGCCGAAGCCAACGCCAAGGTCGCCGAACTCGAAGCCTCCAAGGCCACCGCCTCGGTCGAAGCCGCGAACATCCTCGCCGCCTCCGGTGTCGAGCCTGTCGCCGCCCCTGTCGCTCAGGCCGCCGCCCTCTCCATCGCCGAGCAGTACGCCGCGATGCCTGCGGGTCCCGAGCGCCGTGCCTTCCTCAAGAAGCACAAGGCCGTCCTCTTCTCCAAATAATTTCCTCACCCCTCACCCAATAAAACATACCTATGGCTAACACCATCAACAGCGCTCTGATCGTCGATACCGTCGCCGAGCTCAGCCTCACCGCCCTCTCGAACCGCCTCGCCGGCCTCTCGAACTTCGCCTCCGACTTCTCCTCGGACGTGAAGCGCCCGAAGGACGTCGTCCAGGTGGCTCTCTCCACCGCTGGCAGCACCACGCTGACCAACCCCACCGCGTTCAATAACATCGGTGACAGCACGCTGGGCGCGACCGCCGTGTCCTTGAATCACCTGTATCAGCCCTTCGGCCTGTCCTACGCTGACATCCAGAACGGCATCAAGCTCGAGAAGATTCTCGAGGTGAACATGGACAAGCTGGCCGACTCCATCTGGGCCGCCGCTACCGCTCCGATCACCGTCGCCAACTTCGGCGCCGCCACTGTCACCGCCGCCGACTCCGCTGTCGTCCCTGGCTCTGCTCAGCTGAAGGCTCTCTGGGCCGGTGTCTCGAAGGCTGGTCGCAAGACCCTGATCGTCAACCCGGGCATCTACAGCCAGCTCATCCCGACCGCCACGACCTCCCTCCCGCTCTCCGCTGGTGCGTATGGTTTCGACGGTGGCATCTTCTACGCCAACCTCTTCCCCTCCGAGGCTAAGCTCGCTGGTTTCGCGGTTTCCTCGGAAGCCATCGCGATGGCCGCCGCCGCCCCGGACCTCGACTCCGTCGGCAACGACTTCCTCGTCCGCGAAGTGGTCCCGATCGAAGGTCTCGGCATCTCGGTCTACTACAACGTCTGGGCTGACAAGAGCACCCGCAACCTCGTCGGTTCCATGGAACTGATGTTCGGCGCGAACAAGGCGATCACGACCGGCACGCTCGCCTCGGTCTACAACCCCTAATCGGGGCTGAGCCTCAGAACAGCCCCCAGCGATGGGGGCTTTTTTGTATCCCTAAATCCCAACTCACCCCACCCTCATGAGCATCTACGGTTCCTTCCTGTCGGACTATCAATCCATCCTGGCTGACATCGGCGTCCCGGCTACGGTCGGGGGCAACCTGTTCCTGGTCGGCCTGTCCAATCCGATGACTACCCCCCGCTTTGACGCTGGGGGCTTCACTGAGGAGAAGATGTGGACGGTGCGTTTCGCCGCCGCTACGGCCCCTTGGACGGCTTCTGATGGGCGGGTAGGGGGTCAGGTCGCCACCTTGGCCTCGGGGGCTCCTATCGCCTCCCTAGCCCCGGGCAAGAAACTGACGGTCAACGGCCAAGTCCTGCGGGTCAAGGGTCAGTCCTACAAGCAGGCTTCGGCGGTCATCGAACTGCAGTGCATCGACGATAACCAGTAATGGCGAAGAAGACAGCCATCGAGCCTGCCAGCCTCGCGGACTTCAACGCGGCGCTCAAGCACTTTGCCGAAGAGGTCAAGGGCGACATGGAGATGATTACCCGGGGGCAGATCAGGCTGATGTGCCGCGACGCCATGATCTTCACCCCTCCACTGCCCAAGGGCGGGGGCCGTGGCCTGAGTGACGCCGCCCATAAGGCGGGCATGAACAAGACCGGGAATGACATCAAACGAATCTTTATCCCGCAGGACCAGCCCATCAAGGGCAGGACAGTCTTCCTTCGCAACGTCATCAACTCGGTCAAGGGCAACGATACGCAGTCTTTTTACGAGCTGCATTCCAACGTGACCGAGTCGAAGATTGAAAGCCTGTCCCCGGTCATGCGCAAGATCATGGAGGACACCAACTGGCAGCGGGCCATGACGAAGGCCAAGAACTACCTGAGCAAGACAAGCATCATCGGACGAGGAAACAAGGTCGTCGGCCTAGCCACCGACCTGCGCTCAATCCACGACAAGGCCAAGTCCGCAGTCGGCGGCAGGTGGCCCAAGTTCAGCCGATACATCGGCCCGCAATATTTCGCCGAATCCACCGATGTGCTGAACGCCTACATCGCCAAACGCCAATATAAGGTCGGTCGCGTCAAGGCCGGATGGGCCGCCGCGATGGAGCAGGTCCCTAAGCCTGTGAACAAGAAAGGCGTCGAGCGTAACTTCGGAACCTACAACGCCCCTTGGGTCGATGCTAACAAGCGGTCTTCGCAGGGCGTGTTCAGCGCAAGCCGAGGCTCGGGCCGTGTTGCCATGACGGTCATGAACCTGATTGGAAACGTCAACAACGTCGCCGCCGAATCAGGAACCGAGAACATCGTCTACGGAAACCGCGTGAAACAAATGCGCGCCGCCGTGCTGGCAAGGCTTGAGAAAACCATCAAGCAGGCCAACAATCGTAAGAAATAACTTTATGGGAACCAAATCCGCACGCCATATCGTGGAGGCCGCTCTGGCTTCCTACCTCTCCGCCCAGGTCGAACTGGCCGGGGTCAACATCTACACCGGGGACGGCACGGATACCAACGTGCTGCCGAAGGCCATCGTCCTTTGCGACTCGGCCCGCCTGCCTAATGACTTCCCTGACGGCCTCGGGAACTACTCCTGCTCGGTCCGCGTGACCCTGTTCGACTCCGCCGACGACGTGACCCTCACGGATCACCGCGCCCGATGCGCCGCCATCGCCGGGGCAATGCAGGACGTGGAGGCCATTCAGGCCGCCTTCACCGCGCAAGGGGACGCCCACTGCTATGACGTCACCCCCCTGTCGGAAGACGAGGGGGTCAACGAGCGCTCCTGGGCGTCCGTCATGGTCTACGATGTCCTGGTCGTGGTGAACCCGGGAGGCTAACCTTCCCTCGGAAACAATAGGTATATGTGCGCAGCCATCGTCAAGGGGGTCCAGGCAATCTATGCGATTGCGAATACCCAAGTAGATAACGCCATCGTCCAGTCCTACACCAACGACGGTGAGTTCTCCAGCGAGGCCACCATCGTCGATGAGAACGGCCTCACTGTCGCTTGGCGCGGTGATGACCGCAAGACGCAGATCAGCCTCGAAATCATCGCGAAGACCACGGCCATCCCGGTGCTCGGCTCCGAAATCACCGTGACGGTCAACACCGCTTCTTCCTACTCCGCAGGTCAGGCTTCCAGCACCTTCTCGGGCTGGGTCACCAAGGTCAGCGACAAGGGCTCGAACCGCGGCTACTCCGCCGTGACCGTCACCGCCGTCGGCTACGAGGGTATCGTCTAACCACATGGACAAGCGGTTCACATCCGCTTTCACGGACCCAGGGATGACCAAGCTCCTGGGCCGTTTTGTTTCCCCTTTCTGCCTGCTTCACCGTGTGCAGCTGGAAGCAGCCGAAAGCCCCCTGCTGCGTTCCGATGCTGGCATCCGCCCGCTTGACCTGTTGCTGGCCGTCAAGGTCTGCTCCGGTGAGCGCATCGACAAGATCACGTGGAAGGACTCTTGGTATCTCGGAAAGATGACCAGCAACGAAGACTACTTCGCCGAGCAGATTGACCGCTTCTCTCAGTTCGTCCTCGTCACCGCTTGGCCTAAGTTCTGGGAGAAGAAGGCCAAAGCCTCCGAGTCTTCCGGTATGCCTTGGCCTCTCGCAGTCGTGGCGAACCTCATCGCCAACGGCATCCCAGAGGAGCGTGCTTGGATGATGCCGGAGTGTCAGGCCATCTGGCTTAACTCCGCCTTCGCGATCAGCAAGGGCGCCGAGCTGAAAGTCCTCACCACCGAGGACGAAGACCTAATCGAAAAACTCGAAAAGCAACCATGAGCGAAGTCGTCAAGTTCAGCATCAACGGCGACACCAACGCCGACCAGGTCACGGACAAGGTCAAGAAGTCCGTGAGCAATCTTGAGAAGAACCTCGAGGGAATCGAAAACCGATTCAAGTCCTTCGGCAAGGACCTGTTCCTATCCTTCGCGGCCCCGATGGTCCTGCTCAATTCGGCCATCAACATGGTGTCGGCCTCCATCGAGAAGGCCCGCCAAGAGACGCGTGACGCCATCGCCGACGCCGAGAAGGGCGAGAACAAGTACCTGCGAGCAGGCACGGTCACTTCCGCCCGGGAAGTAGCCGCCCGCAAAAAGGACGCACTTGACCGCAAGAACGCCAAGCTGGCAGCCGAAGAACTCGCAAGGGAGCAAGGCGAAGAAGGCGGCGTGCTTGGATTCGGCGGCGAGGCGGACAAGGCTTTGATTCAGTACGCGAAAGAGGGAGAAGGAGTCATGGGCAAGATTGGTCGAGGAGCCAACGCGGCGCTCATGTTCCTTGGCATCAACAGCGCATACAAGGATGAGGAAATCCAGAAGATCCTAGAGCGCCGTGCTTCAGGCCGCGTAGCCGAAAGCCCTGAAGCCAAGGCCGCCGCAGAGGCCGCCGCCGTCGCCGCAAAGCAGAAGGAGGTCGCCGACATGACCCTCGCCAAGCAGAAGGAACTCGATTCCAAGCCGACCACCTTCAAAGGACCTGATGGCTTCTCCAACGTCATCGGCGTGGGGGCTAACCCGGTCATGGAGGCCATGACCCTCCAGCTCGAAGAGCAGCGCAAGCAGACAGCCCTGCTCCAAATCCTAGCATCGTCAGGCATCACCCCATCGGACGGATGGCTGACCGAAACCGCCCGCGCCGTGTTGCGCGAAGGCCGATAACCTTATGGCACGTCAAGACTACGGAGACGAACTAACCACCCCGGTCCAACAGCCCGGTGGCAAACTCAGCAACGACGGCTACGGCCTGCTGACCGCCACGGTGGTCTGGAAGGCTGACAAGAGCAACGACCTGTCGATTGGCAACCGAGGTTCTACCTGCCCGCTTAATCCTGCACTGACGGCCCATAAGTTCGGCGTTACCTATGACGCCCTTGGCGTCGCCACAATCACGGTCGATTACATCGGCATCGACCCGACCGTGAACGGCGGAGAATATACGAACCCGCAGGTTAGCGCCGCCAACGGCCTGACCTCCGAGAACATCACGTCTCACCCTAACTTCTTCACGCAGGCATCTGGGTACGGACCCATCATCGCTGGGTCGGTGTACGTCCAGGACCCGACTGGTCCTCTTGTCGAAATCAAGAACCCTGCCGACTTCGTCTCTGTGGTTATCGGGATGAACTCGGACGGCACGCCGATCACCGGCCTGTTCAACAAGAAGTATTCCTACGTAGGCTTCAACGGCGCTTGCTTCGAGAGCATCGACGGCGGACGCTTCATCGGCTTCATCAAGCCGACCTACAAGCACTTCTACGGCAAGACGAACTACCTCGCGAACCAGACCGCCTTCTCTGGTCACTTCTACACCAGCGACGCCGCAAAAGTTCAAAAGGCCATCTCGCTCCTCAACGTATCGTCGAGCACCAACAACTGGAACAACAACCTTCCGAACATCGTCCCGATTTACGCCGGGACTGAATGGAACTCGCCCCAGCCTAATCCGTTTTCCAAGCTCCTTCTTTCTCAGGTCAACGTGGAAGACTTCGGCAGTCTCTACAAGGTCAACTACGAGGTCCGCTACGCGGCAGAAGGCTGGCACAATTCGGTCTACAGGAACACCGCTTCGATTCCCTCCTGATGAACACGATTCAGCCAGGGGATGGCTATACGTTCAGGGACTCGTCAAGCGGGGTCACGCTGAGCATCAACAAGCCGTGGATGCCGACGACCGACGCTGGCTCGGGACTGATGACAGGCATCAACCTGCCGAAGTTCCCGAATCCGCCGGCCCCGCCGACCGGGCTGATGCCTTCGCAGGCGCGGCCCCTGCAGTTCCAGTGCAACATCTTCGTGGCTCCGTTGTCCGGCGTTCCCACGTCGATGCTCCAGATCGCCATGGGGTCGGTGACCTATACGCAGTCCCTGATGCCCTACATCAAGACCGGGGCCTTCTCGGACTACCGCCAAGCCTTCATCAACTTCGCGGCGGTCATGTCGGACGGCGTCATCCCTGTCCCTATCGTGCAGCCGAACTCGCCCTATATGCTGGGCGGCGGCGGCTATGCGCTGACCGGGCAGGGTCGCTGGTACGTGACGCTGACCAAGTGGGACGTGTCAGCCCCTACCGCGCTCGGCGGCCTCATCGACCTCGAGCTCCCCTGGTTGTCCATCGTGAAGGACGACTCGCCTATCTTCTCGACCCTGTTCGTGGACCAAGGTCCTTCGCTGTATATGAACACGACCAACGTCCAGAAGATGGAAGGCTACGCCGAAGTGGGCGGAGGCGACCTCGACTGGGGCCACTGTCACACGACCTACTTTAACCCCAAGTTCTTCGGCAACCAGACCCGCATCCTCGCCGTCGTGGACTCCGTGCCAGCCACCCCCTCCACCGCCGCGATCGCCGTGGTCCGTGAAGGCGGCCCGGGCATCGGGAATGAAATCCAGACGCTGACCTTCCTCGGTCAGTATAACTCGGGAACCGTGTCCCTGACGTATGTAATCGGTGGTATTCCGACGCAGACCACGACCCAGTTCAACCCCTCGACGCAGACGGCCTACGACCTGCAGGCTTGCCTTGAAACCATCCCGGCGCTGACCGGAAACGTCTTCGTCCAGCTCATCGCCCCTGGCGTCTACCAGATCGAGTTCACCAACGTCCTGCGCAATACCAACGTGCCGACGCTCGGGGTCGTCTCAAGCCTCACGTCCTTCACGAACTGGTACGCGGTGACCCAGATGCACGTCGGCTCGCAGACCATGGACATCCCCTGCGAGCTCAACGCCACGTTCCTGATGAACAAGGAAGGCGTGACCGAGGCCGAGGACCCCTACTACCTGAACGAGAACGCCATCCCTCCGTGGTCCAAGGTGGTCAACCTAGCCGACGCCACCGCCGCCGCCGCGCTGGCCTTCGTGCCGGGCTTCGCGACCCCTCTCGTCAACGACCTCGTCCCCCGGGTCATCACCACCGTCCCGCTGGAATACGCGGAGGAAGACGGATGCTCTCCCGAAGGCGGCGTCTGCAAGCATCCGTTCTACGTCCACAAGGTGGGCGAAGTGGAAGGCGTGGCCAAGTGGAAGGTCTGCAGCGGAACGGTCAACAATATCATCCCCTACGATATCGAGGTGCAGGAGTTCGACGTGGATACAGGGTACATCTACCTGCAGATCAACTACGACCCGATTACCAAAAAGTTCCCCTCGGCGGCTGGCGTCCAAATCTTCTCTGGAACGTCCATCCCTCCTGAGACTACCACCTACGGCATCGTTGTCCTGGCTCATATTACCAGCAACGTCTCCAATCAGCTCGTCACCGGCTCCCTATGGGGTGACCGCATCCAGATCGGCAATGGGGCGACGCAGAACGCCCATTACTACTACGCCCGCGTCTGATGGTAACGACCAACACCATCGGAACACAGCCGAAGGCTTACCCGTCTGAGCCTCCAAAGGGAACGACATGGGCTACCGTCCGTGCGCCTGTCTTCAAGGGTGACGGCTTCTACATCGACAACAGCACGTTTCCGATGACCGTTTATTCCGAGAGCTGGGCGAAGAACAAGGACGCCGGATACCCCTATGCGCTGACCGATATCAGGAAGGCTTTCTCCTACATGGACAGCGGAACGCCTGGCGTTTATGACTCATACACCGGGAACGCTTCAACTGCCATAGGCTGCAACAGCCTATACCAAGAAGGCGGCGGTGAGAATTATTACCTTACCCTTGGCATGGGGGTTCGCATTACGACAACCGCCGACTCGTCCTTGGTCTATAACGGCTACAGGTCTGGCTTTATTAACTTCTCTGGCCCACTGATTGGATATGACTACGAAAGCACCAAGTCACGGATGCTCGGCGGCACGGTCAATCTGACTTACTACTCTTGGGACGGCGTCCCGGTCACCACGGACGTCACGATCACGGAGGACTTGTTCCCTGATGACGTGTTTCCAACAGACTATGAACAATGCCGCGTCGGGGTGTTCATAGCCTCAATCCCTCCATTTCCTGGAGGCGGTGCTCCTTACCTCCGCCCTGAGCCCTGGTGGACCATCAACTCGGTCACCCTCCCCTGATTCCCCGGCTTACCTTCCGCACAATAGTATATGAGCAACACGGTCATGATGAAGCAGGGCGACTCCTTCGCCATCAACTGGACTTGGGCTCCCGGCGACACCGGACAGGCCAACCTCATCGGGGCCACGATCACGTGCGCCATCAAGGTCTGCCGCGAAACCATCCCGGTCCCTGTGGTCATCGCCCCTGACGGCCTGACCTTCACCAGCATCTACGCTGGCTCGACCCGCGAATGGGGGGTCGGCACTTGGCCCTTCGACTTCTACTTCACCTTCCCCTCGGGCAAGACGCATTCCGAAACCTTCCGCGCTCAGGTCGAAGAATCCATCTCCTGATGCCCATCGAAGCCTCCATCACCGGGACGCCCCTCGGCGTCATCACCGGCTCGGTCGTCAACGCCGACGACGGAACCATCCAAGGCACTATCGGCGCTGTGGCCGTCGGGACCATCAGCTCGAACATGGCAGTCCCTGGACCGCAGGGGCCGCAAGGGCCTCAGGGTATCCAAGGCCCTCAAGGTATCCAAGGCATCAAGGGAGACAAAGGAGATAAGGGCGACAAGGGCGACCAAGGCGAACAGGGCATCCAAGGGGTGCAAGGTCCGCAGGGTCCGCAAGGCGCTCAAGGCATCCAGGGCGACCAAGGCATCGCTGGCCCTCAGGGCATTCAAGGCGAGATTGGCCCGCAAGGCCCGCAAGGCGCGACTGGTCCCCAAGGCCCGCAAGGAGTCCAAGGCCCGCAGGGTGACACCGGGGCGACTGGTGCTACTGGCCCGCAGGGTCCGCAAGGCCCTATGGGCGAACAAGGCCCGCAAGGCATTCAGGGACCGCAAGGCCCCATCGGCCCTCAAGGCGAACAGGGCATCAACGGCGACAAGTACGCGACGACCTCGACCACGACGCTGACCCTCGGCAACGTGATCCAGACGCTGACGGTCGCGACTGGGCTCGCCTACACGACCCAGCAGTCCGTCATCGTGGCGTATGACAACGCCAACCATATGCACGGCGACGTCACCAGCTACAACGCGGTGACCGGGGTCATGGTCGTGGACATCAAGAACCACACCGGGGCGGGAACCTACTCCTCCTGGACGGTCAATCTGGAAGGCGCTGCTGGCATCCAAGGTCCGCAAGGCCCGATGGGTCCGCAGGGACCGCAGGGCGAACAGGGACCGCAGGGTATCCAAGGTATCCAAGGTATCCAAGGCGAGACAGGTGCGACCGGCCCCGCTGGTCCGACTGGTCCGCAGGGTATCCAAGGCGAGACTGGTGCGACCGGGGCGACAGGCCCGCAAGGCCCGCAGGGTGAGACTGGCGCTCAAGGTCCGCAGGGGCCTCAGGGCATTCAGGGCATCCAAGGCCCGCAGGGCGAGCAGGGTGTTCCCGGCCCTGCTGGGGTCGTCTCGGCTTCGGCTCCGCTGTCGCTGGTGTCCCAGAACCTGAGCATCGACCTGTCGGCCTACGCGACTCAGTCCTTCGTCACGTCCCAGGGGTATATCACCAGCGCGGCGCTGACGCCGTACGCCCAGCTTGCGGCTAACGTCAACTTCACCGGCTCGGACGTCCACTTTGGTAGTTCGACCGCAAACAACGCCAACATCTTCATCGGCTCTGGCGTGACAGTCGCTGGAGGGACAAAGAACATCACGATTGGTGGAGGCAGTTTCTCGGTCACAAACTCAACGACCAACATCGTCATCGGCAACCTATACGCCCCGACGAACACCATCCTCCAGGGGACGGTCACGGCGACGACTCAGACCCTCTCCGACAACTCGACCAAGTTGGCGACCACCGCCTTCGTAAAGGGGCAGGGCTACCTCACCTCCGCCCCTGTCACGTCGGTGGCCGGAAAGACCGGGGCTGTCACGCTCTCGACCTCCGACATCTCGGGACTCGGGACTGCGGCGACCTTCGCCGACACGGCCTTCCTCAAGACGGCGAACAACCTTTCGGAACTGACGGCTACGGCTTCCACGGCTCGGACTAACCTCGGGCTGGGAACTGCCGCCGTCGAACCCGCCACTAAGCTCGTCCCTGCTGGCGGCACGACCGGGCAGGTGCTGGTCAAGAACAGCAACACGGATTGGGATGACGCGTGGGTGACCCCTACGCCTGTCCCCGCGTTCGCCACCGTCGCCGAGTCTCGGGCAGGAGCATCGACGACGACCATCATCCACCCTCGCGACTTGGCGTGGGCACGTCTCTCCAACTCTTTCCGTTCGATGACCCCGAGCATCGGGGCTTGGACATTCACGACCACAGGAACCGGCGGCGGCAGTCAGATTGGTATTCATCAACGACAGTTGTTCGCAACAGGAGTTGGAACCATCTCGCTTTGCACGAAGGTGGGTAGTGCTCATTTCAACCAATGTGCTTACATCGGCACGTTCGGCTCAAGCGCCGCATTTACACTAAATTATTCCAGCCTTATCTGGTTGTCTGGTCGCTGGTATCTAGACATGGCTACGGCGAACAACACCGTCCGTTTCAAGTTTGGTCATGGATATGGATCAGCGGTAACGGGAGACTTGAACGGACGCGGCTTCGGCCTTCGTGTCGTCAATCGTGGTGGCGTGCTTCAACTACTGACCCACAACGGAACCACCCAAGCCGTCACGACTTCATCCTTCACCCCTGCTCAATATCAGGTCTTCGACTGGGACATCATCAGCGAAGGCGGAACCGTGACGCTATTCGTAAACGGAACATCGGTTGCCTCTACTACCTCCAACGTCCCGAGCGGTCTTTTTGCCGCAGAATGGGGATGGCAGACCGAGAACGTGACCGTCACCTCAAACACCTACGCATCCGTTATTAACGAAGCCGCCGGTGGTTACTTTGTCGCCCCATAATCCTATGCCTCCCTATCTCTACCGCGTGACCGTCGCCTGGGGTTCCCCTAATTGGAAACTTCTTTTGGGCCTCATTTTCGGCGAAGCCCAGCACGTGTACTCGCAGACGGACGACCAATCGGCTTCGGCGGTCTTCGGCTTCGACACCCCGCAGACCCCCGCCGACCTCGGCCCCCTCGTCCGCGTCGAACTCATTTCCGAATAACCCATGATCACCGCCATCCTCATCTCCCT